ATTTGTGGAAAGCATCAATCGGAATTTCAAAGAAGTTTAGCGGTTGACCATTGCCACAATACAAAGAAGGTTAGAGGATTATTATGTCATCATTGTAATTCTGCTATAGGACATTTATTTGAAAATGTTTCTATAATGGAAAATGCTATATCTTATATTAAAGAGAATGTCAATTAATAATAATTTTATTATATTTATTGTATATGCCAAGTATTTCATTAAAACAAAAACGTTTTTTCCAGGCCGTCAAAGGTGCTAAACACAATCCTAATGCTCCTGAGCATCTTAGAAAAGTTGCCGGTTCCATGAGCGACAAAGATATTGATGACTTCATTAAATGCGAATCCGAATTCAAAACGAAGAAGGCAATACTATCGGTCTTAAAGGATATTGTTGAACCAATGTATTTGAATGAAGGCGATGAAGGACAACAAGATATTGATGCCGTAGCAAATACTTTTCATGTAAAAGCTGATTGGGCAACTTATATCAAACCTTATATCGGTCAACCATTCTCTCCAAAAGAATTGGAAGCATTGGATAATTTCAAAGAAAAGAAACCTACCACAATTGCAAGAACAGAAATTTGGTATAACACCACAGATTCTTTCAATATCAGTCATACCACCGTAATTAAGAAGATGAAAGATAGTGGTCAATTTTCTTTTACTGCTTTTCAAAAACAAGAACGTCCAACACCTGACGAAGAAAAAAGCGCAGATGATTCTGCCGGAATGAATGCCGGCGGCCCAACTGATGAACCACAAGGTCAACTTCCTCCAGGCTCACCAACCCCACCCTCCGAATCTCCTTCAAAAGAAGAAGAAAAAGAAAAGGATAATATCATTGTAACCAAGTCTATTCTATTTAAAGATGATATCAAAGGTGCTGCTATCTTGATTGAATTCCTTAAAAAATTGGATTTGTAATAATATGATTAAATTAATGGAATTACTAAATACCATTCGTCAAGAAAACGAAGAAGGATTGGTGCCTGTCGATAATTGGTCGGCACAACACGCAATGTATTTGGAGGATGTGGGATTTAAAAACGATGGAATTTATCATTATTCTTTAAAAAAACCAGAAATCAAATTAAGTTATAAAAAAGGTGTGGGATTTATAGTTGATGATAAAGTAAAAAATGAAAAAACCACACTCCCAAAATTCAAAGATGTAGAAGAGTTTTTTATGAATTATAAACAACAATTTGATAATACTCCGTATGAAGACAGAAAATGAACCGACAATTTGTAGATATTTTGGAAAATTGACACTATTTATAACCATATGAACAAATTTGAAAATTTAGAAGTAAAACAATTTAGTCTCAAACAAATCGTTGAGAACCTTGGAAAGATTCCTGCTGACGGAGGGGCAAAATTTGGGAACGACCAACAAAAGCTTTCACCACAGCAGAAGAAAGATTTGATGGAGAAGGTTCGTAAGTTCAACGAATACGGAAAAGTTCTACGTTGTGAAACCGCCCTTATGGAAATGTCAAAGACATTAGCAGAGATTGGTCAAATGGCCGAATCATATGCTATGACCGAATCAGGCGATTACTTCCAAGCCGAGACAGTCAAGAGAGATTTCAATGATGTCAAGAAAATCACAAAAGATTTTTCAAAACTTTCAAGAGAATGTTACGGCGGTCTTCAACAGTTGAATGCACTATACGAAGATATGGGACGTAAGATGGAAAGATACTTTGAAATTTCTTCATTAGATGAAATTGCCGCAGGCGCAGTTCCTCAACAACCGGCCTCATCTCCAGCCCCTATGGTCGGAGAAATTGCTCAAGAGGAAGAACAAGAAGAATCTTCTTTGATGCAGGAAATCTTAAAAAAAAAGTAAATCCGTTTCTGTTTGAAGTTGTTCGACGTTTAAATGAAGGAACGAAAGACTTTTTAGGTATTCTACGTGATTTGGGATTCAAATTACATAAAGATGTTCCTGATAATGCCGATGAATTGTTGAAATTCTTTCTAAAACTTCCATTAAATACCGATACAATCTTTTATCACCAAGCGGGTGTAAATCAAGGAACGTATAAATCGGGCATTCCTCCATTTTGTAGAGTTAAAAAAGAAAAGAATAATGCTTTACATGGACAAACTGTGTATGTTGTAACTGATAATAGACGGGGAGAAATATTAATTCCAGAAACTTCATTACCACTTAAATTGAAAGAATTATTTTCTGGAACAACAAGATATAATGAAGTGTTTAATAATATTAAAAGTGCAGATGTGTGCGCAGTAAAAATTGATTCTGGCATTTCTACTCCAAATCTATCAAGACCAATTGCTTCACACGACGTAGCAATAGATAAGAGACAACAAGGTAGAACGTAATTTAGAGTTCGGAATGGAAGAGGACGGTCAGTTTAATTACTGGCCGTCTTTTTTTTATTTCTTTTTTTGTTTCGTTCTGGCATTTCATTTACGAAGGAACCAATGTTACTTTTCAAATGAGTTCCGTCTTTATGGGCAAAAGTCCAACACCGGTCTTTGTCGTCGGATGTAAAGAATACAGCAGGACTTCCTTTATCGTCATAACCTTGAAAAAAAGCCACGACTAATTCTTTCTTTCCACCAACATCAATTTCACTTTCGCCGACACATATCAAAAATAATTCGTTTAAACTTTTTATTTCTTTAGATGATTTAAATTTAATTCCCAAATTTCTCCAATTAGTTATCAACTCTTTATTAGTCATTTTATATAATACGTTTTAATTCTCCCGTCCAAACTATAAATCTTAAAAATTCTTTTAATGGGTTCCCAATAGATTCATAATATTTTATAATATTATTTTGTCTTATTAAGTCTTCTTTTTGTTGTGGATGGTATTTGTGATATAAACTATCATATTCAATCCACGAATGTAATTTTTCATCATATCCATCGGCGTCATAACCAACATTTAAAAACCTACGAGGTTTATAATTTGTATTGTGTTCTTTATTATATTTTTCAAACCATTCTCTTGAGCCTTCATCAACTTTTGTTCCTATACCCAATCGTTTAAGTCTTTCTAATAAAGAAATTCTTATTTTTCTTTTATGTTCTTCTGAAAGTTTCTTCCCATAATGGCAACTTTTAACTCCTAACTGACTTTTGGATAAATTTAATCTATGCGTTTCCGAGAAGACTTTTGTTTTTCCAGATTCGCTTAATTTTTTTCTTGTTTCATCTGAAAATGTTCTGTTTTTAGCAACGCAACTTCCACAAATAGTTTTATTTCTTAAACAGTCAGTCAAATATTTTAAAGAAGAATATTCTTGAATTTTACCACATTTAGGACAGTTTTTAATATACGGGCCATTATTTTTTCTCAAATGAGCTTTAATAGCTAAAACTTTAGTATAACACTTTTTACAAACGGAATTAAGTTTTGTGGATTTATCATAAGAACGTTTTGTAGAATACTGATGTTCGGTTCCACATTTAGGACAATTTCTTTTCCAAATCTTTTCTTTCCCAGTATCTTCGCATATTTTCTTTACAAATTCTTTTTTTGTTTCGTTGATACCAACGTTTTGAACGGATGTTGGTTTGTTCTCTAATTTCGTCTTTTGTTCGGTTGAGTTTTTTTCTTCCCATAATATTATATCTTTCATACCATATAAATATGGCGTCAAAATATAAAACGTCAAAATATCTTATGAATTTTATTAATAAATTCTTTACATTTTTTCTTAGACTTTAAAATCTTTTTAGCAGCTCGCTTAATAGATTTTATTTCTTCATGAATTTCTTCCGATGATTGGAATTTTTCTGAAATAAATTTGTTCATATTATTAACGGTGATAATTCTCATATAAAGTATGATACAACTCATTAATTTTCATGTAATCCACGGATTTAGGGAGAGTTGTGGTTTTATATGATTCATCTAATTTAATTTGCATATTTTTTGCATACTCCATTAATCTATCATACGACCATCCTCCATTTTTTATATGAAGTATTTCCTCCGCATCTGGCCTTTTAACTATTACTTTATGTTCGTTTAAAATTTCTAATCCCATACGAAGTAATCGAATTAAATGGGAACCGTGCTTGGAATCATATCCACATTTCACTTCGAGAGCGTGTCTGGCAGGATTACGATTCTTCTTCCAGTTTACCCAAGACTGATAAGACTCCAATTCCTTCTTATACAGTCTTTCTCTCTGTAAGACATCAACAACTTCTTCCTTCAAGTTATATTCCTTGGCAAGACGTTCGATTACACCGGCCTCGTAAACCTTTGGCCAATTACCTTCATTAACGTCCACCTGCGAAACATTGTAAATGAGTTCCCAGATTGTTGACTTGAGTTCATCCCGTTCTTCCTCGTTCAATGGAAACTGTGAAAGATTCCAACGTTCGACTTCGGACTTGATTAGCCCAAAGATATCGTTCATTTGTGGAGCACGTTCCTCTGGCAGACCAAACTTGGCTCTGTCAGGCTTTTCGAGTTCTCCACGAACAATCCACTTACGGTGACGTTCAATCTTCGCCAATTGACTGTAGGCGTAGCCTCCGAACGCAAATTTGGCTTTAGACGATAGAAATAAATCTCTATTTTCTAAAAGTTTTTCCATAGTAGGAGAACTTACCAAGATATCAGATGGTTCAACAAATAACAGTTCAATGATGTTTGGATTTACATTTGCGGCCAACAACATGAATTTTTTCAATGAAAATACGGTGGACTCGATTTTTGGGTTCTTTGGATTTTTAAGATGTTCAAATTTCTTATGAAGTTCCACGTTATTTTCCGTCTGTTCAAATCTCTGGAAAAGATTATTTTCTACTTCTTTTGGTGGAATCACAATTCCTTTCATATCAAGGTCGGATAATTCATTGGCAAGACCGTAACATTGTGACCCGTGGACGGTCATAAACACCAAATTATTTTGTAACCAATTGTTTAAGTTCATAAAATTTTGTCCAAATCTTTTAATTCATCTTCCATCAAGAGTTTATAGTCATATCCATTCTTATGACAGTATTTTTTGCCGGCTTCGATTTTTTGTTTATTGTGATTATAATCTAACATCGATTTTGGTTTGATTTCAATCACAATAGTTTGATTTACAATAAAATCGGGATAATAATTTCTTTGTTTACCACTTTTATCTTTGTATGGTATCACAAAGGTTAAACGTTGTAAAGCCTTTATTTTATTTGATAACTCACAGAACCCCAGAAACTTCTTTTCATATGAACTACAGTAGTAAAACTTATTTTTAAATTTTCCACTAACAAACCAACCTCGTTCACAATTTGTATATGGATTAAATCCATTTACATATAATTTTGATATAGTTTTTGAATTATTTTCACAAAATTGTCGTCTAACATTTTCATCCTTAAATTTTTCCATCCAAGCAGTTTTTAATTTTGTAGAAAAAATTTCTCTATTATTTGGGTCTTTTTCTAACCATTTTACTAATGGATTTTTATTTCCAGAAAAATCGGCATGATTATCCGACATTTGTTTTTTTGTTTTTTTAGAATGAGTTTTACCGAAAAATGGATTTCCCTTACCGGAATTTTTTTCTTGGTATTCCTTAATACGCCATTCGGGGTATTCATATCCTTTCATCCATTTACCACATCCGCTTTCTTTACAAGTTTTAGATACTTTTTCTTTTATTGAATTAGAAACAAGTTTTGTATTCGGATACTTTTGAAGAAATTCTTCTATTGATAATTTATGTGTAAAATGAATGTGAGAAGACAACGTTTGAAATTGTTTTTCACAAATAGGACAAGTTAATAATTCTTTCATATACCTATAAATAGTAGGCATATTCCGAAAAGGTCAATTTATTTTATTTCTTGAAACGGTTTC